AGGATTTCCAAAGCTGCTAGAATAGCTTGACCTCCAGAAACTCTTTCTTGAGTTCCAAAAGTTTTGATAAGCTGAGAAGGGCTGGTTATTAAGGTCGCAACGTTAGGTTTACCCATAGAAGCAAAACCTACAACTCCTGCGATAGATGAATTTACGGCTGGTGCGTACTCTGAGAAATCCTTCTCGACTACGTAGTTGCCTGGGCTTGAGTAGATTGGTGGCATGATTAATTAGTTTTCGTAAGGGAGATGATTTTACGACGGGCTAGTTCATTAACCGTATCGGTTATATAATTTTTTGGCATGGTTACGGAATCTTTTCCGTTCAACCAGTAGTGGATGTATTCTGAGCCGTCACGAAAAATTAATTCGCGACCTTGGTGAGTTAAATTTTTAACAGTTATCATAAGATTACCTCTATGTTATTTATGGCAGCTAGACCTAGAATTTACTAAAATAAAAGCAAATGTTTAAGTACTGCTAGCGGAGGTTTCTGAGCGATATGAGGATATACCTTGTTCTGTACCATCATCTATAATACCTGCTCCTTGTAAAGCTTGTACATTTGAAGGACCGTCTCCTATAAACTCATAATCTAATCCTAGCAGTTCTAAAGCTCCATTAGAAGTTACTAAATAGTTATCATTAGGAAGATAAGATTCTACTGACACAACTATTAATTTTCGTAATACTCTATCTGTCTTATCAGCAACAGTTATTACTGAGTTATCAGTAACTTGAGCTATGAAAGCTTTGGAGTTATTACTTTGAGTAGTAGTTATATGCATCGAAGGATTGAACAGTAGAAGAATGTTTTCTACTATTTGATTTACATCTTCAACATATTTTGCCCACACATTAATAGAAAAAGTAATATTAACAGCCTTTGGTATAGTAGAAACTATCCGTCTAGCTACCCTTTTCTTAGGGTCCCATACAGTCTTTATATCAATATTATAGTTAGACCTTCTTCTATCTAAATCTTCATCTATATCTCCAATCGCTACGGTAACCACAGGAAGAGTTAAATTTCTATCCTCTTTCATCTTAGCTATAGCTCTTTCCGGGTTTGCAAAAAACACAGTAGGCTTTACTGCTTTATTTTCAGAATCTACAAACTCTACAGTCTTCATTTTCTTCAGGAGAAAATCAGTATGCTCTCTGTAAAAATTGCTTTTCGTTGCAGGAGCCTTCAACTCTAGTTCTTGTATCTTCTTTCTAAAGTAATCGTATCCTCTCATTATTCTATATCCGAATCAGGTATGTACTGGGTTCCCAGTAATGTTTTTGCGTCTCTTAAAAGTTTAGCAGCGCAGACTAAATGATACACTCCATATGCTTCGAAGCTATCTTCTTGTACTTCAAAAATTTCAAAATACAAATTTTGGAATCTAGGACGTATAACATCTCCAGGAACCAATGGTCTACCAATTGCTTTCTCAGCAGTGGTTTTATTAAATGTAAATACTTGGTCATTAGTGAGCTCTATACCAAAATCATTTAATTCTTCTTCAACAGGAAGTGGGTCATAATGTCCGAATAGAGTTACAGGGTTGTGATATATTACTTTTCCTGAGTTCTCTTCATATAACTCATCATAGTTCTCATCTCTTGACCATCTAAAGACCATTAGTTCTGAGCCTGCTAATCTCACCATTTCACCATCTACTAAATCAAATAATCTAACATCAGGATTATCCGTATCGAACATACTCAATTCACTATTGTACTGAGCAGCCATATGGTCATCCGCAAAAGAAACCTTAACCTCTTTGGCAGGGTTATATCTTAAGTTCTCTCTGTTATTTATATTATTCATTAGAATGCTGTAAAGGCAGGTGGTTCTTCAATCTCATTGAATAGAACATCTTCTAGTTTTTCCATTTCATTAGTACCTTCCTGTACTAAAGAGTCACCGTTTAATCTAGCTCCTCCCCCAGGAGAAGGTAAAGTACTATACTTACCTCTAATACCTCCTAGGATTACTTTAGCATGAGCTGTAGCATATTTCTGTAACCAGTTCACATAGAACGGATGTAGAGTATCACTATTTAAACTTCTAAACTGAACTATTACTTCTTCTACTTCTTGAGGTACAGGATATACTGCGATGTATTTATTATCAACTACTTCAAACGTACCTTCTCTTCCCAAAATCTTACGAAGCTGTTCTAAGTGCATAGTCATTAGTAAGAAGTCTGTAATTTGAAAGTCTTTGAATAGGAAGTTGTCTTGAAAGTATTTGATGAAAAAATCAAATTCTAGAGTTCCCTCTTGCTGTGCAACAGATAAAAGGGATTTTTTATATGCAACAAACTGTAAATTGTTAGTTACAAATCGTGGCATCTCATACATATTCCTATTTTTTTGTGTTTTAAAGGTCATGTAATTAGTACACCAGTTAGGGGAATGGAAATCTAACTTAGATACAGCTTCGTCTATAACTGTCAAGATTTGATGGTCTGTAAGTTCTACTCTAATAACGGGAGAGCCTAAACGTGATAGTATAGAATCTTTGATTATTCCATAGAATTTACTAAACTCAACTACATCTGAGAATCTACTTCTATTCAAAGTATCATAATTAATCTCACCAAATCTCTTAGTTGCACTGGTATTAAATACAGAAGGTACTGCACTACCAGGGAATTCTCCGGCTGTGTTTCCAAAAGATGTGTCAGGTTTTACAGGATTTATTGCCATTATTTTTTAGTTATTTTTTTCTTGGTTGATTTTTTAGGGGCTTTTAATACTGTTGCTTCTAGACCATACTGTAGCAAACATTGCTCTGATATTACCTCGTCTCCTGGCTGTAATACTTTTATTTCACCGTTTACCCGCACAATGCAGGGTGTGTTTCTTGTATTGATGTATTTCATAAAATCCCTCACCTTATATACGAAAGAAGAGAGCCCGAAAGCTCCCTTCTTTGCAAAAAGTATTTTAAGTAATTTAATACTACTCGATAGAGCTTTCGCCGAAGCCATTGTCGATTCTTGCACCTGGTTGGAACAAGTAACGAGAAGCCTGAGCACCTACGATACGAATCATGCGATACCAGCGTGATTCTGGAGATACTGCAGCTTTGCCGTAACGAGTAATAAGACCTTTACGTGGTTGGAACGTATCAGGGTCAACTACTGTTGGTAGCATTTGTAGCGGAATATATGGAGCATAAACTAATCCACCTTCCATGGCGTTGGTACCTTTATAACCTACAAGGATTTCGTCCTCTGGCCAAAGTGGGTCGACGTAAACGTCAAATTGACCCATCCATTTGCCTTTGAACTGGATGTTAGCACCCATAGAACCAGCTTGGTCTGCTGGCATACCACCTTCTAGTTTAGCTGATGATTGAATCATAGCAGCGACTAGTGGAGATGTAACAATGAAGTTACCCGCTCCACGGTAAGTACTTTTGTAGATGTCTTGAGCAGCCATGTTGACTACTGCGACTAGGTTAGCGTATGCTTCGCCAGCGTGACGAGGAGCCATGCCGAGTGCAGATGTATTGAAATCCACGAAGAATACGTTTTTATCAGTTCCGATTGGGTTAGAACCAGCAGTGAAGCCATATTGGTAATCACCATTAACACCTGCAGCAGCTGCTGAAGGGAATTGGTTTGAATTACCTAGGTCTAGCATTGCACGGTCAAACAAGCCTTCTGCTCCGTCAGAATCATACGCTAGAGAGCGTAGGTCTTCAAGAAGCTCACGGTCAATCTCTAGAGCAACTTCCTTACCTAAAAGGTCAGTAAGTTCACGCTCTAAATCTAGGTTGTGATAAGCTTTCAAATCTTGCGACGCTTCGATTGTCCACAAAGCACGGAATTTACGTGTTTTGGCGACAACTGCTTGTTGCTCGATATGGAAGTTAATTTCAGGAATGCCTCCACCTGTCAAAGCTTCACCCGCTGAGGTGTGGAATTGAGAAGTAGAACCTGAGGCTGGCCAAGCTGCGATTGACTGACCTACAGTAGCATTGTCCATAGTACCAGATACTGCTGACGCTTGAACACCTTCAGGTGCAGCGTGAATAAGAGCATCTAGGTCACCTACGTTGCCTTGACCACCGGCTTCGCCGATAGTGTTAGCTGCGTAAGTTAGGTCATACTTGCCGTAGACAGTTTGAGTTGTGCGAGCCAAACCATCAGTTGGGTCATTACCAGCACGGTCATATCCTAGGTAGAATACCTGAGATACAGGACCTTGCATTGGTTGTACACTGATTACCTTGTTAGCGATTAGCTCCGGGAAAACCCGGCGTACGAGTGGAAAGGCAAACTTTTGAAAAGTACCAAGGTCGCCTACTGCTGTGTCTTCGTTTAGAACTCCACTTTTAGCTTGCTCATTTAGAACATGGCGAGCTTGGTTTTCTAGAAGAACTGCTGTAGTCTCACGAGTATACTGGTCATCGATACCTTCTAATATAGGAGCCCATTTGTCACAAAGGGCGTCTGAAGTTTTGGGTTCAATCATGATAGTGAGTTTTAGTTAAATTTTGAAAGACGTACAACGTCTTCTGTAAGAAAGGAATTCACAACCTCGGAAGTGGGTTGCGCAGCCTCATTTGCACTTTCGTTAGTGATAACTAGTGCCTGCTCTGATGACTTGAATGGTTTTTTAGTAGTTTCAGATAACGTATCTACAGTTTCATTTAGATTCGTTACTGATTCTTCTAAAGTGCTATTCTCAGTCATGAGTTGAGAGATTTTTTCATTTAGACCTTCTACGGACTCTTGCAGCTTTTCATTCTCTTCTCTATATTGAGTAGCTACTGAATCCTCGTCGGATGTTGAAATATCCTCAGCTATAACATTCTTAAGGGACTCATATACTTTAACAGCTCTGAAAGTATCATCAGTCTTCTCAAGTTCTTTAATGGCTTGTTCTTTTAGCTCATTAAGTTTCATGCGTAGGAAACCGCCAACTTTAGCTTCTAAAGATTTAACTTCAGAGTCTACTCTTTCCTGTACGGTTTCTTCCACAATTGCGGAAATTTCTTCAATACCAGTCTCGGAAAGACCCTCTGGTAGAAGTTTTGCGATTTTATCGAAATTGGTCATATTTGTTACCTATCTTCTGTATCTACTGCGGTTTAAGCAAAAGATTAGAAATTTTTTATTTTTTATTTAATTCTTTTTTCAGAGCATGAATAAATAATCTCTCTGAACGAAGTTGGTCAACATCCTCAGATACTTGTTTGGCAGTTTCCGAAAGTGTTTGGCTTTCTCCTAGAAGACCAGGAAAAGCGCCGTGGCAGGAAGGTTCTGACACCATATCCCATGTTATCATACGTAGGTTTTCATTAACATCATAAGAATCATTATCTGAATTATATGTAAGTCCTCCTACAGCTCGTGATGAAATTCCAATTTTTACTCCAGCTTTTAAAAGCTCTTGAAGAACTCTTCCTGATGGGGTATTTAAAATTTCGGCTTCTCCAATAACTTTATTACCTTCCATTTGAAGTCCAGTAATAATATGAGAAGCATTTGATAAGTGTACAACTTCATTAGAAGGGTGGTCTAATTCCCCAACCAACCTACGCTCATTCATAGGTTCTTGTAATTTTTTAATTTCTCTTTCTAGTAACGTACAAGGGTAAACTCGCTTATTTCCATTTTGCTTTTCAGCTTCTTGAAATAATCCTCTTACTTTCATAGGACCAGTTGAAGTAGATTCAGAAAGGATTTGAAGTTCTCCGAATGAGTAAGTATCGCGTAGTAGTTGAGACATAGTTAGTTATTTTGTAAATGCATTCATGATGAACTTGCCTAAAGTTTTATTCTTTTTAGATTTTTTCTTTTTTGTTTTCTTTTTCATACCGTATGGCTTTTCTGGGTCTGGGCTACCTCCTGCCATATTAACTCCTAAAGAGCCTATAGCGGTCATTTCTTGAAGAGCGGTAGCTACCATAGGGTTTATATCCTTGTTCAAACCTTCTTCTTTTACTTTCGGTTCTTTCTTTTTCTTTTTATATTTACTTCCACCTCTCAATGTAGGGTTAATGCTTTGCCGATTTCTTTTGACACCGGCTCTCTTTTGAGCAGATGAAAGCTCGTACTGTGCTCTGGTAGTTTTAGCTACTAGAGGGTTTTGACCTCTATCAGAACGTTGATTATCAGGAGCGTCAATGTTTAGAGCATCTGGTTTCCCTTCAATCTCACCTTTTCTCATTAGCTTTTTCAAACCTTCATTTACTTTCGGTTCTTTCTTTTTCTTCTTAAGTTTTAAAGGTTTCATGTTCTGAACATCTTT